ATGTCTCCTGACACAATACAATTTTGGTTTGATTACATCACAGGTGGTGCAGGTCGTTTTGTTTTACGCACAGGAGAGACAATTTTATTTGATGTGCCAGAAATATTAGCAGGAGATTTCGAGGGCAAGATAATGCCACGAATACCACTTGCAAGAAAAGTTATTGCCACGCCTTCAGAGGTGGCAGACACAGGAACTTATCTTGAGAATAGAAAAGAGCTATTCACGATATTTGCTGAACTAGACATAGCTAGAAAAGCAGGAGATACAGAACGTATCAAAGATGTTATGGAAAAGTACTCTGACGAATTAAGAATTTATGGCAGACTGAAAGCAATTGATAACGCCAGAAACAGATTGCTTAGACAAATAAAAAAGATTGAAAGAAATCCTAGACTCGAAGACGAAAGAAAGAAACAGTTGATTAGAAATATCAGGAAGAAAATCCAAGACTTTCAAAAGAAAGGATTGATACTGATGCGATCAGCAGGACTAAGAGAAGCAAGTTAATATAGTTTAGAAAGCGTGCACGCTTTCCTGAGAGGTTATTTAGACTTTTCCTCTATCAACTTAGTCAAATACCATTGAGCCTTCTGTAGGTCTTCTAACTTCTTTTTATGGCTATACTTATTCTTATGTCTGTATCTCCATATATATTTCATGATGTTACCTTGTAGATAGAACTCAAAGCCATCTCCTAAAGCTGACTTGATTGCATCTATGGCTTCGACTTCTCCATTATTGTAATGGGGTGGTTTGTTTACATTATCTATTTTCATATACCAGTTCCTTCTTTCTCAACACAATAAATAGTTTTAACTGCGTTTGCAGTTGGGTAGGTTGCTCTTGCAAATGCCTTTAGATTCTGTAGATTTTCATCTACATGTTTAAAACATTCTTCTCTTGTCTTAAAAACTAAAGGCTTACCATTGTACGTTAAAACTTCCACTGAATCTGTAGATGGTATTTTGCTAATATCTCCCCACCACATAACTATTGCTATTATAAAAACTTTCATGTTGTTACTTTATGAGGTCTCATTGATCTGACCTTTAATTCGTTTTCCATTTTACCGATAGTTGCTTCCAAGTATCTCTTTTCTTTAGCAACTGGATGTAAGTATTTGTAAGTATCTGAATGTGGGTGTTCTGTATCTAGTTTTTGCTGATAAAATTTCATACTCAATACAAACAACTCTATTTCTTTAGAGCTTAGTTTTAAATGTGACATATTATCTCCTATAGTTTTATCGATCTCAAGTTAGCGTGATAGGTTCTCCAAGTCTCTATCTTCGCCATTTGAGCCTCTCGTTTGAACCTTAACCTCTCGTAATTGTAAGTAGCATTTCTTACTGCCTTTATTTGTTCTTTCATTCTGTCATCTGAATAGGCTTCTCTTTCTTGTGCAGACACAGACATATCAGCATGCTCTTTCATTATCTGAGCTTTGAGGGATTTAATATACGCTTCCATATAAACCAAATTAGCTTTGGCAGTCGCAATAGTATCAGCACTATCTATAAGCCAGTGAACTGCTTTATCTACATCTTTATCATCAATCATCATTCTTCTCCAATATAGGACTTGATTTAATACTTAAATCATCTCCGTCTTCTGCTTCAAAAAACATCTTTGTGTGACACATAGGGCATCGATAACCTATCATAAACTTTAAGTTATCTATCTTTACACCAAATCTTGTTAGTGCAATCTTGCATCTCTCACATAATCTAATCATCATAGCCTCCAAAAGTGCATGTGAACTTTTTTTATTTTATCTTAATTGCTGCGTGAAACTCATCAATATTTACATCAGGGTGGAACTTAATACCATATTCCTTTCTTACTTGTGCTAAGTAATCCTTGTCTTTCTTGGTTAGTTTTCTCTCATAATATCCATTACACACACAACAGTTTTTGCGTTTTAAGTTTTTAACAGTAGCAACGTATGTATCTTCGACATCGTAATAGTGTTCTTCGTAATCTACGTTTTCCATATTCATTTTATCCCATGTTCTTTGTGATGACATGTTATGCATAACAGTCTACACTTATTGATTTCTTCTTTAATTCTTTTCATAGAATGATTTTTACCAACCATCCTAGATATATTGGCAACTTTTGTTCTTGGGTCTATGTGATGGAAATGTAGAATGTCAGGATTTTCATTGTATCCACATTTGCTACATCCCATCATCTTTTTGTATTCTTGTATTTGTTGTCTTTTCTTTGCCTTGTTTTTAGCATTCAAGATATTGTGTGCCTTCCTAATCTTCTTAACTTTGTAATTAAAGTTAATTATAAAGGCATCCATTTCTGCTTGTCTCTCATCCACAATCTTACAAAGTCTAGAGTGGTAACTTTCCCAACTTTCATTAGCTCTTCTCATAACTTGTTGACCTTTATGCATTCGCCTAAAACTATATTGTGATAAGGTGGCACTTCTTTTGCTCGATAATGTAACAACCTAATTTGACATTCCTTTTTTGTTTCAAAAGTCCAATCAAACATGTGAGTGAAGCAGGCTTGTTTAGCTTCTCCGTTTGCTATCCAAGCACTGCATATTAAAGCCATCGCTTTAAACATTATATTCCTTTCAACAAGTCTTCAAAATCCAATTGATTTTTATCTTTTATGTATGGCTCAAACTCTATATCAACCAGTTTGTATGTGCCTTTATAAAAAGATTGTATCTCTTTTGGATTAGGTTTTAATTGAGAAAGCTCGTCAGTGGTCAGCTTCATGTACTGACCATTGTGACGAATAACCATGCCACCTTGTGCCATAGCCTTTTTGATTTCGTAGTCTCTAACAGAAACATACTTGCCTTGCCAAAGTTTCTTAACTAACTTTTCTAACATATCAATTATCGCTTTCTTATTCAGTTTGCCTTGATCTCAACCAGTCATCAATATCTTTCTTAAACCATCTTCTTGCATGTTGCTTGTTACCTTTAGAAATATTGTAACTCTTTGGGAAGTTAGGGTCTTCTGAAATTAAATCGTAGATATGTTTTCTTGTACAGTTTAAATACTCAGCCATATCTTCGTGAGACAACATTCGATCATTGTGTTTTTCATCGATCATTTTAACCTCTACATTATGTCGCTAAGATCGTCAGGTATTTCATCAGGTTTTACATCTGTCTTCTCTTCAACCTTTGTTTCTTCTGATTTGGATCTAGGATTATACTCTACATACTTATTGGTAACTATAGATAAAAATGCACCTTTCTTGCCCATCTTTCTCCATCCTACAAGACTGGCTTTGAGATATGGCACTTGTTCTAAAGACAAGTTATTTTCTTCCATAGCTTTTTTATTCTTTTTGTACTGAGCAACAAGGTCTTCAAAAACCTCTTCGCTTATATCTATCTGACCACTATAGTCAATCTTGCCACCAGTTTTTGGAAACAATGCTCCACTTGGTGGGTACTGTCTTAAATTATCACTCATTATTTTCTCCTTTATTTTGAGTTTCTTTTATTTCTTTAATCCTATCAGCAAACATTTTTTTGATAGGCTCAAAGTCATTAGGTTGATTATCCTTAATAGGCTCTAGTAATTTCTTATTAGAGGTGTAAAAATCTCCTACATCTTTTATGGTTTTCTTTGAGGGCAGAAACACCTTAATTGCTTCTGTTACAAATTCCAATGCTGATGCATCTAGCTTTTCTACACTGACAACTTTGGCATTGTTAGTCTTAAAATCTTCAGCTTCTTCTTCACTGTACATGTCTCCATGCACACCTAATAATTTTAAGATAACTCTGTCTACTGCTCTCTTCTCTGCCATTGCGTATGGATAAGTGCTTTGTTTAGCATAAGTCTTATAGTTGTCAGGACTTACCTCGCCAATAGACCAAGCAGTATTTTTGCCTTTGCCATCATCGATATATCCTTTTACAACTAGAGAAACTATTTTCTTATCCGTATCACTTTCAAGAATAGTAGGTGGATCAAACCACATTCCAAGATGAGCAGATATCTTTTCTAATGCTTTGTGTTTTATAATCAGAACATTTTTATTCTGAGGTAAACTCCACACTGCACTATTCTTGTCATCGCTCATGTCAACTTTCTCACCAACCTCTGACAATAGCTTTTTCAATTTTTCATTAAGTTGTGCCATTATCAACTCCAGTGCAGAATATCTCTGTGCTATGACAATCAGTGTGCTTGTTAGCAATGTAAGTTCTCTCGAATGTGATCTTCTTAATTCTATTGCCATCCTTTTTATAAGTTATGATTTCTTGTTTGATGATGTTCTCAGGATCATCTTCAAAGAACTCTTTATCTAGAACTTTATTAATCTCGCACATACCTCTTGTTGGTATGTAACATAAATCATCATTATACATTTTCGTTCTCCTCTAATGATTTTCTGTAATCCTCTATAGACTTGGATATCTTTTGCAGATTTTCTGACCTTTCTTTTTCCCTTATATCACTTATCTTAAACGGATATCTATTGACATATAAATCCACTAAAGGTGCATGATAATATAATCTTTTTTTATATTTAATTGGATAACCAAAGTTCTCATCTCTGCAAATCAATCTCTGAGTATTTCTATAGGATGTTTTCAAATGTTCAGCCAGTTGAACTTGGTTCATTAATTCCAAGTCCTCTATACACTGGGGTGTCAATTTGTCTTTTATTATCATTAATTTTTACCAAACAATATTGATTTAAGAGTTTTGAAAAAAGCAACTATAAGGTTATCTTTTTTCTTACTAGCTTTCGCAGTAGCTTCCCTTATGTGATCTTCATATGTCTTAGGTTCTTTTGGAACATATGCTTCATTATGAGGTGTGCTTGGATCATCTGCTACGAAGCGACCTTTCTTGGTTCTTGCTCTTCTCAGCTTCTTCTCTTTTTCAAGAGTTTTCATTAGCTCTTGTGTCTTCTTTTTAGGCATTGCCATCTCCTTTATATTGGTTACAAAATTCAGCAACTGAACAATAGTTGCCCTTACATCGTGTGTATTCTCCACTACGAATTTCTATATTTAATTTAGATTTCTTTGCATATGCTCTGTCAGTTTCGTTGTGCCAATCAATATATTCTTTGGCTTCTTTCTCACTATTTAAAACTCTCAACGCTCTCTTCTGACCACTCTTCATTACTGCATATGTGTCATTCTTTTTCCATCTCTCTTCGTCAGTACAAAGACCAAAGTCATTGCCTATGTCAAAAGATATCTGTGCTTCTTGATGCTTTTCTATTCTGTCTTTTATATAATTTTCTCTTTTTTCAAAAGACCACAGAGGTATGTGTTTAACTTGTATTGGGGATTGTGGTAGTGATGGATCTTGCTCTGCTTTTCTTCTATTCCAATCTCTAGCGATCACAACGATATTAATATCTTTGACTTTCACTCCCTTAACTTTTTCTACTAGATAAGCATAGCAGTTAAGTTGCCTATGCCATTCAATCTTATCAAAGACTAAAGACCACATGGATGTAACCTTGTAGTCAAATATTGAAACTAAACCATTGTTAATTTCTTGCCTATCAATTGCACCTGATAATCTCCAACCATTTACATTTGTAAATAATCTCTCTTCAGTTATAATAGTTTGATCTATAGGGGCATTTTCGTGAGAGGTTTCTAGAATTGAATGTACAGCAGTTCCAAACAATGACCACACCATATCAACTGCATCAATCTCCATTTGATCGTCATAGTGTTCTTTCATTATTCTTACTTTTGGACTATCAATTAAAGAGGTCACAGAGATATCTGCGTTACCTCTGCTATATTTATCTGATCTTGCAAAGTCCAAGAAAGACTGTGGCAAGTTTGTCTTGTTTGTTATTCTCAAAATTATCTCCTATTAAAACGTATACAACAAGGATAAATATATGTCAACAACTATAAATAAATGTACCAAATTTGTTATAGAGGGAGAGCCTGCAAGCAAGAGTAACGCTAGGAAACTGGTGCATGTAAAAGGTAGAATGTTGTTTATTAAATCAAAAAAAGCACTGCAATATGTAAAAGATTTTGACATTCAATGCCCATCATTAGAAACTCTTTACAATCAGGATGTCATGGTAGAGATGATTGTCTTTTACAAAACAAGGAGACCTGATTTGGATGAGAGTTTAATTTTAGATTGTATGCAAGGTAAAATTTACGAAAATGACAGGCAAGTTAAACAAAAGCATATATACTGGGGCTTGGACAGGGAGAGACCAAGAACGCACATCAGAGTCACACCTCTGGAGACATGTAGTTTGCCAAGCGATTTCTGACTTGTACCTTGGGGATCACAGAAAAAAAGCAAGCATCATTCATTGGATGCGATCTAAAGATTTTGAAATTTGTTGCGAATTTGCTTGCCTTAATCATGAAAATCTGAAATTGTATCTCAAGGAGATAATTTTGGGTACGCCATTAGATGCTAGAGTACTTGGCGAAACTCTCAAAAGAACAATAAAAGCGTATGATAGTGAAAGCTACTAGTTATAACTATTATACCTAACTAGTTATATAATATAACTAGTTATATATTATATAACTATAAGGGAGATAGTAATGGAAGAGATTATAAAACTGAAAGCTAATTATTTAGGAGATGGGCAACACAAAATAATCTGCCCCTCATGTAACCAAACTCGCAAAAAGAAAAACCAAAAAACTTTGTCTGTTAAAGTAAATTCAGATAGTATTGTTTATCAGTGTTGGCATTGCTCTGCATCAGGAGAGGTCAAATATAATTATAATTCTAAGAGAGAGAGCAAAGTAATAGATATGTTTGAGGTAGATAGGGCAAAGGAAACATGGCAAAATTTAGGCAAGTCTGCCATGTCTTTCTTGAAGAACAGAGGAATAAGTGAAAAGACTGCCACACACTTCAACATAAAACAAAAAAGAAATTATATAGCTAACCTTGGGGATGTTGATTGTGTTGTCTTTCCATATGGCACAGATGAAAACATTTCATTTGTAAAAATCAGGAGTTGTGAGGGCAAAGGTTTCGCTAGCCAAGGAAGTGCTGATCAATTTTATAACATAGATATTATTGATGAGATTATTAAATCTGAAAAGAAAGAATTGATTATTTGCGAGGGCGAAATGGATGCCCTATCTTATCATGAAAGTGGCATAACAAATGTTATATCAATCCCATCAGGAGCAGTGGCAAAAATTGCTCATGGCAAGACACTGCCACACGAAGATACTAAGTTTAAATTTATATGGAATGCCATAGATAAAATCAATGAAATCAATAAGATAATCCTATCTATGGACAGTGATGATGCAGGCGTTGCCATGTCTGAAGAGTTGGCAAGAAGATTAGGCAAACATAGGTGCTATAAAGTTCGCTATCCTGAAGATTGTAAGGATGCAAACGATGTGTTACAGCGTCATGGAAAAAAAATTTTAGCAGAGCTTCCAGACAAAGCCGAACCATATCCAGTGAGTGGGTTATACAATGCTCAAAAGTTTGCAAATCAATTGATGGACATCTATGACAATGGTCATGGCACTGGAGTGTCAACTGGATATGAAAATTTAGATGAATTATATACGATAGTACAAGGTCAGCTATCTATTGTAACTGGGCATCCGTCATCAGGAAAATCAGAATTTATAGATCAAGTTATGTACAACATAGCTAAAAAAGATAACTGGAAATTTGCAGTTTG